TTATCGACGTGGTGCGCTAGGCTTTTTCCACTCAAAAACGCCAGTATTCATCCGCTGGCGGTGCCGTTTCTTCGCGGCCAGACAAGCCGCAACGCTGGTACGGATCGCCAGTTTGTCTTGCCCGTTGAGCTCATTCCCCTGCAATTTCGCTGCACTGATAATGGCAGACTCTAAAGCTTCTCTTTTTAACATGCAGCACCTCAGCTAATAGTGTGGCCCCCGGTTGAGGGCCATAACATTGTCAGTGGACTACTTTCCAGTTTTTCATCTGCATAGAGATCGCCTGAATCGCAGTTTGAATGATAAGTTCGGGAGACAGGCCGGTTAACGCTGACTGGCGTTCGGCCTCTTTCTGCGTACTTTCTGCCAGAATTTTTGCCCCTTCAATTTTCATCGCATGAGCAATATGGCCCGGCATCATCTCGTAAAATAAACTTTCAAGTTCTGTCATCTTCATCACCCTATTTTTCTGCCTGAATTAGTTTTCGTCATCAGAGCCTTGTGCAAATCACCCTGACCAGTAATTACTGAATTGACCGCCTTTTGATACCCCATCTTGGCACCGTCAGCGGCCGCTTTCTTCATCATGGCTATCTGAGCATCAGAAGGATCGCCATTAACGTTAAAATTAAATTCCTGGGAAATCTGATTACCAGAAGTGGATTGCTGGGCGACACGGTTAAGGGTCGCATCCAGTTTCGCGCTGGTATTCGCCGTGACTACGCGTTCGCCCTTCTGGAGAAGCCATGTTCCGGTTTCTGGAACAGCATCAATACCATCGTGAGCCATACCTACGGCCGCAATGTTCGACACAATACCGGCTGTAGAAGCGGCTACGCTGGCCATCGCTGCAAGGTTGTACGGGAAAGGGTTTGCAGCGGCCATCGCGATCCCCTGCTGGATTGCGATAACTGACTGAGCAATAGCCGCTGCTTTCTGTACAGCAAACGCCGCTTTGTATACTCCTGATTGCTCACCAAAAGCTGTACGGGTCAAATCAACCATCGACCCCAGACCATCGACGACACTACTTAGCATTAGCTGATTACGTGCAGCATCAAGATTATTCATTTCATCCTGGTGTTTTTTCTTCAGCTCCAGCTCTCTGGCGTCCCACTCCTCATTAAGATCAGAACGTGCCTGGCGGTTCTGTTCCAGCAAATCGAGCTGGTTCTGATACCATTTTTCCTGCTCTTTCTGTGCGTCATCAACTTTTTTCAACTCTCCAGACTCACCGCCAAACATCGGATCAAGACCACTAAATTTAGGCGCGTCGGAAAATGACGCTTTCGATATGGCCTTGGCGGCTTTTTTATATTCTTCAGGGCTGATACCCGTAAAACCTTGAATATTTTTTAATACTTCAAAACGCTCTTTCGTCGTTTTAAGTAATTTTTCTTCTGGAGTTAATAACTCATCCTGCAAATCTCGAAATTTTGACAACGCGTTATATTTATCAACTTCTGAGGCCAAGCCCTCAAGCCTGATTTGCTGTTCTTTATTTATCCCAACCAGACGACCAGATACTAAATCGAAATGTAGTTTTTCTACTTCAGTGGCGTCTTTGGTTTTCCCGGTTAGCTGATCCACCAGCGCAATTTGCTTTAAATATGACTGTTCTACGGCTTTATAGGCACTTTCAAGTTTTTTTGCCTCAGTATCAGGCTTTTGAGTTTGTTTCTGATTGCTCTGCCCGGGGAGCAGGTTATTATTTATTGGCAACTCAGAGTTTGAAGATGGTTTAGTTATTACCCCTAAATCTGATTGAAGCGTATCTGCTATTGCTCCTAATCTCTGATTTTTTTCAAACTCGTACCAGCCACCCGCCTTAAACCTGTCAGGCACTTCAAATATATGGCTGAGAAAATTAGCAGATTCAGAACTTAGCTTACCCATCCAGCCAACAAGTTCCGCCATCCCTCCGACCAGCTTTGCCAGACCTGACAGAACAGCAGGATCGGTAAACACATCCCGGATATCATCAAGTCCATCCTGAATCGGTGAGAGGTCTACTTTAGCCAGGCCACTGGCAATCTCGATCTTTAACCCCTGTGCACTGCTCTCAATATCTTGGAAAAACTGATTAACCTTAACCAGGTTATCAATATCCTCCTGGGGCGGAGCGACACCAAAATCTTTTGACAGCTGGATAAACTGCTTCAGCTTCTCGTTATTGTTGTCGAACAACGGCAGCATTTTTGACAGGTCATTCCCCAGGCTTTCGAGGATATTAGTTTTCCCGGCCTGAGAGGGGATTTTTTGCAATGCCGAGCTGATAGCCAGTAACTGCTTATCAGGGGATTGCTGGGCCAGTTTCTCAGCTGAAAGCCCGAGAGTATCCAGAGCCTGAGCAGCCTCACCTGACTTGTTCAGGACAGCATCGCCGACTTTATCGTTAATATCCTTGAAGATGTCAGCAATATTATCCCCGGTCAACCCTGCTTTCTCAGCAGCAAACTGCCATGAAAGCAAATCCTGAGTAGACATTTTTAGCGATTTAGCCCAGCGATCAGTTTCAGTGATCTGCTCTGAGGTATTTTTTACCAGTGCAATGCCAGCGGCACTAACACCGATAGCCGCCGCTGCTGCGGCTGAGCCAACAGCAGCAAGGGCTGAACCCACGGCTGCGGCATCTTTTTTAACGTTATCCCGCCATTTTTGTGATGAACGTTCGGCTTTATCCATACCCTGGACAAAACCGCCGGTTCTGGCGATCAGGTCAATGGTGAGAGTGCCTAATGATTTACCTGCCATAATCTTTCTCCTTACACCCCGTCAAAATGACTGAGGCGATCTTTGTGGCTTTCGCTCATATCAAATGCAAAATCCTCATGCTCAGCCTGGAATGTGCCGAACGCCATCAGCGCAGCCACTGCCGGATCAATCTTGTTGGAGGATTTCTTCTTGTTGGGCTTGATATTGGCGTTGGCGTCGGACTCCATCACCACGTTACCAATCGCCCAGGCCAGTACCGGATCGCCGCGATGGCGCACCACCTTGCGGTTAACGAACACTTCAAACGATTTCGCTACCGGGCTGAATTTAAGATAGGTTTGCTGGAACGGCTCCACATCAAGGCCCGCCCCCTGTAGCTGGGTACGCAGATGCGTGGCGTTCCAGGTATCAAAGCCCACCAGCCGGATATTGAATGTTTCGGCATCGCGCAGAATATCGTCGCGGATGCGGTCATAGTCGATGCAGTCGCCGGGAGTGGTACGAATCCAGCCCGCTTTCACCCACTGGCGGTAAATGGCGCGGTTTTTGTTGGAAACATTATTAAGTGTCGCTTCCGGCAGATAATGCCTTGTAAGTAACCTAATCTCCCTGTCGAACGGAAAAGCGTAATTTACACTGGTGATATCGCTGGTTGAGGACAAGTCCAGACCTGCATAGCACTCCATCCCCGCAAGTTCGCTCTCTTCATAGTCGAGTTTGCAGGCGTCCCATGCTCCCGCGCCCATCCACGGTGTGGAACCCTGACACCAGATATTGAAACGTTTGGTCAGCATCTCCACCCATTGCGACGGGATACCCCGCGCTTTCTGGATAGTGGCCTCCAGTTTTGCCGCATCAACGGAGATATCCAGATTCGGGTTAGCCTTGATCCACATTTCAGGCTGATCAACCTCACTTTCATCGTCCAGCTCGTAAATCAGAACAAACAGCGAATCGTTGCTCTCTTCCCCGGCCAGAATCTGACAGCAGTAGTCGTAATGCTGCTTGCAGGCGGAAACAACGTTACTCCCGGCGGTGGTGATGGCGAATAAAACCGCTTCAGGACGTGCCCCCATACCCAGCTCAAGCGCGGAGTAAACGCCGTTATCCGGGTGAAGGTGGTACTCATCGACAATAGCCAGGCTGGGATTAGTCCCCTCGATGGTGGCCGCTTTCGCCGCCAGAGGCTTTAACAGGCTGTTATTCTTCGGGAAAATCATTTTATGAGCCTGAATATTCACACGCTTTTTCAGCGGCTTTGATAGCAGGCACATCTGGCGGGCATCGTCGAACACAATACGGGCCTGATCCCGGCTCACCGCCGCCGTATAGATATCCTGCTGGCCCTGCTCCATCACCAGAAACCAGTTAGCCAGCATCGCGGCTACGGTGGATTTAGCATTCTTACGCGGCACCTCGATAAAGGCGCTGCTGTATTTCCTGCGCCCCGTAGCACTGACCTTAAAGCCCAGCAGGTTAGCAAAGGCGAACTGCTGCCACGGCTCCAGCATGATAGGCTGACCGCGCAACGGCCCTTTGACGTGAGGACAGAGCCGGGAGAACGCAATAAACCGCTCTACAGTCGCTGTATCGAACACGTAACGGGGGTCATTCAGGTCTGAAAAGTACCTTTCGACGGCCTGTTTTACCCGCTTACAAGCCGGAATTTCGCCCGATTTTATGGCGATGGCGTAATCATTCCATGCGGTCAAGTTCGTCTTCCTCTTCAGTTTCAGGCGGGTTGCGGCGACGGCTTACCGGATCAAAGCCCAGCAGAGACGACATTTTTATGAGAATTTTTTCGGCATCAGCCTTTGCGCTCAGGGCCGGGTTGCGACTCTCACCACCCTGGCTGTTCACAATGCTGAATCCCCGCGCGGCAAGGTCCTCCACGGCTTTGCGGTACATCGAGTAGTTGACGCAATAAAGCTCAAGGTTGTTCCAGTCGGCAGGCGTCAGATCACCGCGTTCCGCCAGTTGCTTCGCCTTTGCTTTCCACTGCTGCGCCGCGATTTCATCAAGGTAAGCGGGCGGTTTGGGTGGTCTTGCCATAACTTACTGTTTTCCTTTTCGTTTTATTTTCAAAAAAATCACCGAGCGAAAAAATTTGAGGGGGCGGGTGGTGCCTGGCGCCCTCGTGTTCGTCCTGAAAACCTCCCCCACCCCGTCCATGCGGCCTATCAGCGGTTGCGGATGCATTCCCGCAACTCCCGATCACGCTCGCTCATGCGCGGCACAGGCTGGCTCTTATCGCGGCGGCTGCGGGTCTGCATGAAGCCATCACGGCATCGGGCCAGCGACTGATACAGATTCACCACATCTTTCTCATTCATGATCAACCTCATGCATCCAGTTATTGCGCTGTGCTGCCCGTTCTTCCTGCTCGCGGTACATCCCCGCTTTGCGGTTGGCTTTGGTGGTAGGGTCTTGCTGTGTGGTCTTCTGGTTATGATGCGTCTGGCATAACGGCTGGTGATTCCACTCAGGCCAGAACAGAACATCATCGCCGCCGTCGATAGGGATGATGTGATCGACAATCTTTGCAGGAACGTAGAGGCCCAGCTTCTGGCAATCAACGCACAGCGGATAGCGCTTAAGGTACTGAGCGCGGTACTTCTCCCATGCAGCAGAGTAACCACGGGCGCGACGGTGGCCGCGTCTGGCATCCTGCGCCCGCCACACTTCCCGCTTATGCTCATCGCATTTACCAGACTTCACACGCTTGTTGCATCCCGGCTCAGTGCAACGGCGTAAGGGTTGCCACGGCATCAGTACACCCCCACATCACGATAGACAGACCACAGCGCGGAGACAGCAAGAGGAACCTCTTTCGCCTCCACATCGCTAATCATCGTGCGATACTCGTACAACTGAGAGACGTACATCAGGCAACCGATTTTGATAGCCGGGGTAAGCTCCAGCCCACTATCAAACCGCTTGCCGATATGTTTCTGGCAAACCTCCAGAGCCGCATCGATGTAAGCCTGAATGAGCAAATCTTCATCATCGCCATCAATACGGCAGTGAAGTTTTGCTTCAGCAAGTTCAATAGTTTCAGCCACTGGTCAGCCCTCCGGTGCACATAATTTCAAGGCGGGTACGATCTGCATCAGGCAGAACAGCTTTGATGTCGTAGATGGTTACAGGCATTCCTTTTTCTGTGCAGGTCAGTCTGTTTTTGGTGGTAACGCCTTTGCGATAGCGAATCCAGATTCTGACTGTCATCTCTGACTGTTCAGCCTGGGCGGCTACAAGCTCCCGCCCGCTTACGCTGTCTATCTCCCCCCAAACGGTGGCAACATCGCGCCATTCTTTAGTGACTGACCCCGTGTTCGGGTCCTGGTGACTGACGAACTGCTGAATAGTGACGCGGCGTTTCATCTTTCCGGCTTTCATTCGTCACCATCCTTATTGCCCTTGCTCACAGTGACTTCCTGCTTCCATGCCTGGCTGAACTCGTCACCGCCTTCACGCGGTGCCATGCCCTCACGCTCGCGAGCCTCGTTAGGATTCATGATCCCGTTCTTGATGCCGCGCTCATAGGTTGCGTAGCGTTCGGTAGGAGTAGCGCGGAGAAGGTCAGCAGAATCAAACTCCACCTGATAGCGAATACCCGGCACAGGAGAAGCCACCAGCAGCGCGGATTTAATCTGCTGCTCGAAGTTCGCCAGCCACGGGCGCATAGTCATGGTGAGAAAAGCGCGGCTTGCCTCGCTGAAGTTGCTGTAGGTGCTGTTGCTGTATTCCTGCAGGAAGATGGGCGACACGTTGAACATGCGGGCAATATCTTCAATGGTGAAACGGCGGGAGGCCAGCCACTCGGCATCCTGATTGCTCATGCCAAGCTGTTTGTAGTCCATCCCCCCTTCAAGGATCGGCGTTTTCCCGGCATTCCTTGCACCTTTGTAGCGTTCCAGCGCCTCAAGTGCACTTTTGCCTTTAACGCTATCCAGCCATTCTTTAGCGGTAATGACACCCGCAGCCATCATCCCATCTTTCATAATGCTGGCACCGTGGCGCTGTTGGGCGAGACCTAACCCCAGCGCCTCCCGGCAAATGGTGATCGGCGAGCGCCCCAGAAAACCGTCATCGGTGGAGTAACGCAGGTGCAGAATCTCTTCCTGCAAATAGGTGCGTACAGCACCGGTAAACGGCTCAGTGATGGTGTATTTGTACTTATGCTCGCCGATACGCTCAGGAACAACCGCACCCGGCGCATACGGATGCAGGGATTGTGGCTGGCCGTCGCGCCCCCACTGGATCACCGCATAGGCGTTACCGTTCAGCAGACAGTGGCGCATCATCGTGCGCTTGAACTGGTAAGGCGTCTGGCAAATATTCGGCTGCTCATTCAGCAGAAAATCTACCGGGTGATTACTCAGCCATTCCCGCGCCTCACGTCCGTTATCATTACGAACCCGATACAGGTAGCAGGGCATGGTTGCCACAGCCTCACTAATAACTGACACGGCGTTCATCACCGCCGGCAGAGATTCCGCAGTACCGGCAGACACATATTCGCCTGATCCGGTATTTGGAATCCCTGCCATCGCCAGAAACTCATCTATGGTCATGCTTCGCTGTTCGGTTGGGTCAGACTTGCGGCCAAAAGGCCAGATATTCCACATATCACAGCCCCGCTAAATCAGCCCAACGCCGACGATTATCACCAGCACGGCGTAATTCTGGATGTTGAGCAAAAAGAGAACGATGCGCGATTTCAACGCCGGATTCAGGGTAAGCAGGCATGGAAGTAACGGTGATTTCCCGTAGTTCGGCAGCGGTCACTGTTCGCAGGTACGGGGATTGCGCAATATCCCAGGACTCTTTCAGCGCATGGAAACCAAAGCTCATACCTGAAAGATCGCCACGTTCCACCAGCGCCAGCACATCATTACCAAGCTGAGTATTCGGCGGCGTCAGCTCAAAGCGCAGTCCGGTATCATCTTCTGACAGCACCAGCGTGCCAGATTTGGTACGTCCCAGCAGTTGGGTATAGTTATGCTCATACAACGCCCGCACATCGCTACCGGATGCCAGGCTGTCTTTAAACGCTCCCGGCGCGAACTGTTCCCTGAATTCATCCCAGATGATTTCTGACAGACTGTTCCAGCGCACGGCATAGCCCACCAGCTTCTTATCAGTAGCGGTCAGTTCAGAGGTGCGGATTTCAAAATCTATTGTTTTCATTATTGGACTCCACAGAGGGCAGAAAGGGGCCGAAGCCCCTCACACGTCGAATCAGGAACCAGCAAGCTCCAGAATCTTGATCGCGTTGGAGTCCACCACGCCGCCGCCCAGATATTTATCGGTGTGAACCTTATAGAAGCCCGGCTCGGTGATGTTATCAGGGCGGGTACGCACACCAGTAGTGTGATCCACGATGAAGTAACCGCGCTTGAAGTCGCCAACCGCGAGGAACGCTTCTCCGGCATCAGCATCAGGCATGGTTTCAAGGTACTGAACCGGACGGCCCAGCAGGGTATCGGGAGAACCGGCAACCAGACGATCGCGCCAGATGTAATCCCCGTTGCCGTTTTTCAGCTTCTGAAGCGTGGCAGCGGTATTGGAGTTCATCACCCACACGGCGTTTTTGCGGTATTTGGCTTTCAGCTTGTACAGCAGATCAATCAGGCCATCAGAGGTAACAGCTGCCGTTTCCATTTTCTCCAGCGTACCGAATGCGCGGGTTTTATCGCTGGTGGCCGCGCGAGGATAAGCCAGGAAGCCTTTAGATTTCTTCGTACCGTCGCCGTTAACAAAATCATTTTCTTCGGTAGCGCTAAAAGTGTCGGAGATTTCAGAAGACAACCAGCCCAGAATATCCACCTCGGAGAAGTCGAGAATCTCCTGGGTAGTTTTCGGGTAGGCGTAGATCGGGTTGAGTTTGATATCAACGCGCTCCATCTTCGACGTGCTGGTCTCGGTGCGTGTTTCACCTTCAGTGCCGCGATTCACCGTTGCACCGCCCACAGATACCAGTTTTTGATATTCATTGGTTTTGGTGGTCTTAACCGTGGCGATGGAGCGCATCACGCTGTCATCCTGCAACTGGCGCATGATCTCTTTGTCCAGCTCAGGGATAACGGTATAACCGCCGTCAGCCTGCACCAGCGTGGTGAGTGAGCGGGTATCGCCGGTCATGATGTAGTGGCGTAGCTCATCGTTGCTCACGCCTTTACCTTCAACAGAAGTACCCGGAAGATTGCGCTGATCGTCGGCGACGGCTTCAAGACGGGTGATTTCAACTTCAAGCGCATCAGCCTGAGCGCGGAGTTCGTCGAACTGCTTGCCTTCTTCATCGTTCAGGCTGCGCTTTTCGGTGTCGGCTTTATCCAGCATGGAACGCATCTGAGCTTTGAGTGCGGCTTTCTGCTGGCGTAATTCGAGTAATTTTTTCATGAGTGGTTTCCGTAACAATTAACGTTAAGACGTGAAACCAGCGCGGGAAGGGGTAAGACCGTTTAACCTTTTTCTGACTCTCTCAGGCTGTACTCGCTACAGCTTGATTAAACGGCCTGTGGCGGCTCACGTCTGAGTGCCACACTTCAAGATATACATCAAATAATTGAAGTAAATAGCCTGCTTTATTGACGAACGTTAATGAATATTATCGAACAAATAATTTACAAAATTTGTTATGCTCAAAACTGATTTCATCCACATCTTGGGAGATTTTATGGACTTCGATTTTGATGATATGGCATACCCGGATACTTTTTTAATTTCCGGTAAAGAGTTTAAAGGAAGCCGCAGCACAGGTAAGAATCAGGTAGACATTCCGTTTACGGACGAACCGCAAATTGAGTTAGGCGATATCCTGATTCAGAAGATTGGAAACCGTGAGCTAAACCTTAAAGTTGTCGATCTTTCAATATCAAAGAATGGAACACTGGGTGTGGGTACAACGCATCCCCACTTACTTACATTATCCGTAGAGAATCTTTCTTCCGACGCACACAGGACAGCAAAGAGTATGAACACTTTTAATATCGGCTCAGTCCGTGGTGAGCAAGTTCAAATAGGTGAAAGTAATCATATGCTGGTGAATATCAGTATTACTGAGCTTGTCGAGAAAGTGGTTAAATCTGGCGATCCGCAGGCTAAATCAATGTTGAAACAGTTACTGGAGAACAGCACTGTTGCAAGTATTGTTGGTGCAGGAGCTTCAGTTCTGTTAGGTCTGCTGTAAAACAATGGCCTGGTACAAACCAGGCCTTATCATCACTTCTCACTCATCCATTCAGGCGGTGTTGACATCTTATTTCTATATTCTAGCAAATGTTCAATCATGGCATCTAATTGTTCACGATTAGTGGCAAATATCTCTTCTGATAACGTACTGCGGACAAAATCATGATGGTCGATCCAGAACAGCGCACCATTTGCGAGAGCCTTCCGATACTCAACGGTAGGCATGGCACTCATGTCATGAAGCCCATATTGATCGCGGTGATCTTTAATTTCTTGAATAGTAATTGGCATAATTCCTCCTGTTTTTTGAAACTACACATCTGCATTTGAAGTATAAAGAAGCTAATCTTAGACAACTTTGTTAACGCCCCCATCCTCAAGCCATTTCATTACAGCTTTACGGCTGTAGCGTGAGGGGTAGGTGAGTACTGGATTGGGGAATCCATGATCTTTGCGTAATCGCCACACGGCTGTTTTCTTCTTCCCCAGCAGAGCGAACAATTCCGGCTCTTCCATGAAATCACTAACGTTCATAATCTACACTCCATCAATTATGTTTTTAGTCTGCTATAAAATTAAAAAATATACGTTTAAGTGTTCACCTGTTCACCTTTGAGAATTTCTTAATTAAATTCATGAGGTTATAGGGTGAATACTACTCTTTCAGGTATTCACTAGTGTTCACCCTACCCTTCACCCTTTAGAGCAAAAAACAATCAGAAGGTGAACAGGTGAATACTTGGTGAATACTTAACAAATAAGTGTTCACCCCTTAACCCACTGTTATAAAAAACATTTTTAACAGGGTGAATACTGGTGAACACTTATTCTATAACTTTACTCTACCCCGCTATTTTCAGAAGTACCGGAACAGGATGGCATCCAGTCGTCTGAGTCGTCGTGTAGCGTAACGTTTGACCTGATACCGTGCTTGGTCTTCCGCTTTTCGTACTTCTTCCCATACTCAGACATTGCGCCTGGCATATCAGTACCGAACCGCATTAGCGATACTGGCTTGCTCAGACCATTGGCCCGCATGTAAGCCAGATAAGCGTGATAGAGATATTTGCGTGGGCTGAATGGCACTATCTCAGCGTTACCGATAAACATCCCATCACATGCCACCGATTCCAGCAGGTAGCCGCAGAAGTCCACCAGCGAATCCCCCTCACGCTTGATAGCCAGTGCCTCTTCGGATTTCTGCTGTTCGTGCAGCAGCCGTTTGGCTTCATCCTGGCTGGCAAAGCGGGTCAGCAGGTGACGAATGATTACGGCAAGCTCCCCCTCTATCTTCTCGGCCAACATCGTATCCCGCTCATTTTCCGGTACCACCTCGGTAAAATTGAAAATCACCCGACGGCGCGATATCCCCCCGCTTCGATCACTGAAGGTCATAGCGTTGTTATTGACGGCCAGCACTACCGCCTGAATACGTGTCGAGTATGGAGCCTTGTGTTTGGGGTCTATCGACACCTTATCACCGCCAGTTATGGCCTTAATCCCGGCACCATCGCCAGCATATCGGGTCATGTCCGGCATGATGATCAGCGAGTAACCAACCACCAGCGCCCTGTCCCTCGCATCCTCCAGCGCTTTCATACTGGCTGATACGGTATTGGCCTTACCCGCCAGCATCGTGCAGATTTCCGCCATGACACTTTTACCGCTACCACCCGGCCCCGTGACCTCAAGAAACAATTGCCAGTCGTACCGGTTCGCCAGCACCATGAAAAGCGCAGCCAGTACACGATCAGTCTTTCGGTCATTACTGGCCACAGAACGGCGAAGCCATTTCCAGAAGTTCGGCGCATGAGTCGCCAGTGTCTCCCCCTCCGCTGGTGGGCTGAACGGGAGTTCGCTAGCGATTAGCAGCCAGTCGGTCTTATCATGCTCCCTGAATTGCCCCGTTCGGGTATCAAATACCCCGTTGCTGAAGCCGATAAGATTACGGGCTGTCACACCCATGACCGGGAGGCTCAGTTTCATGGTTTCCACCGATGATTTGATGGCGTTCTGTGAGTAAGACGTTTCGGAATCAATGTAAATCTGAGCCAGTACGCGCTGAAGCTCTTTATCCGGCAGAGGATTCCATATGACACCGTTGTAGTGATGAACCATGTCAGAATCGGCATGAACCGCCAGTTCGCCACTATAGTGCGCCAGCAATACTTCACCGCGCTGGCTGGCCCCCATCTGGTTAAGTGCCAGTGTAGCCCCGCCACGATCCACAACCGTAAGTGGTTGCTTTTCGATACGGCTCATCAGCGCTGTCCAATCCTCTTTCTCCCCCTTCTCGTTGATATATTCGGCATTTGTCACACCAGCCTCTTGCAGCTTGTTGGCGATCATGCTGATGTGGTTTTGCTCAATAAGCCCAGCCTGGTAAACACGGGCAAAGCGACGCCCCTTATCAACGATGCGAAGGTGTGGCAACTCAGTCAGTTGAGTGTGATCCAGCACTACCGGCGGTATCGCATCTCCCCCCTCACCCTGTTCGGTCTGGTAGGCTTTTGCCGCTTTCCATGCCCCAGTCCCGGCAAAGATAATGGCCTCTTCCATCTTATCTTTCGGGAGAGTTTTTACATTAGGCGCGTTTTTCATTTCCCTGCTCCCGGCTTACAAAAGTGAATTCTTTAACAAATCTATCCAGCGGAAATATGCAGGGAAATTCGTAACCGTCGCGAACAAACGTCACCCGGTTAAAGGCGACATTATTCACCGTAATCATTTCTCCGCGCTTTTCCGCCCAGCGATCATTGATTTCAGGATTTATCACTTTTAGCCCCCGTCATTCTCCGATCCATGCGGACATATTCAGCGGACTGGCTGCATTGGTTAAGCGCTTGCATCATCCTCGGGAGGTGTCTCAATACACTGCTGATATGGCCCATATCGCGCAGGGCATCGTCGCCGGAATATCCTTCCGATTCCTGAGCGTCAAGAGCCAGATTACCGATCAATGTGAGTGCACAATTGATAGCAAAACTCGCCCCGGAATATGTATCAGCAGAATCGGCAAGATCGTCATCTGAGAGGTGTTTAAATTCAGGGTAGCTTTTAGCCAGAAGATGATAGATATCATGCATTTTTCACCCCCACGCCACCCGGTTGTTTGAGCAGACTCCGGCAACGCTGAATCGCTATCTCAATCAACTCACCAGCAATTTCGCTCTCATCGGATTTTCTCCAGTCCATTTCCATAGCAGCGCACAACAGAACCTCCAGAGAGTGGAGGTTATCGGCCATGTTCAGTGGGTTCATATCAGTCATTGGACACCTCCCGAGCAAAGTTGATGCGGATATGCTTATAGCCACCTTGCTGCGCCAGTAATTGTGCCGCTGATTTAGCCTCGTCAGGAGTTGTGCTGGTCAGGGTGTAGTTAATGCCTATCGTGTGGCCGCGCTTATTAACGGCAAACCCGTAAACTTGAAATGTTTTAAGCATGGAACACCCCCTCTACAGCCTCAACCTCAAGTGTCAGGCCAGTACGGTTTTCATCGTTGAAAAACGTTATATGACACCGCATCTGAGAACGGATTTTTGCAGCGAAAACCATATTCCAGCCGGAGAACTCTGCGCGAGCCTCTTCTTCGGTTGCGGCGTTAGTACGCAGCACGACAGGTGCGACGTGAGGGAGATGTTTAGGGGTTGCCAGGAATAGCCATGTAAATTCCAGGCGAGTTTGGGTATGATCTTTCATAGCTGCCTCGTTATCCAATCTAACGTTGGTGGTTAGAGGCCCGTTGGTGTTGGTAGCATCAGCGGGCTTTGCTTTACTTAAAGTCATGCAATGTAGTACATTGTCAACTCCACTACAGACTAGATCACAGGAGTTGACAATGTCAACAATTGAAAGCAAAGAACGCCATGTTGTGCAGCTTAGGCTTGATAAAGAACTGTCAGAGCGACTCGCCATAGCAATGAAAGAAGATGGTGACGACAATAAGTCTGGTTGGATTAAGCGGCTATTGCGACGCGAATTAGATAAGCGAGGCATTGAGCCTAAAAGCTGAAGGGTACGCGAACTATTTCGCAGACTGCCGATAGCCCACTGAGCGCAAAATTTCGCTCTGTAATTGACCATCATGATCAATGTGATATCCTGGCTATGCTTAGGTTTTTGGTAGTGACATTGGCAGCTCTGCAAAGCTGCCTTTGTTTTATTTGACATCCCCCGCCCCTTACGCAGCTTTGCTGCGGCTCTTCTGCCACTCGGAAACTTCAGACAAAAGCCAGCCAACTGCACGGCCACCTAACTTGCGTCGCGCAGGAAATTTCCCCTCTTTTTCCATCATGTAACGGGTTGTGCGACAAATGCCGGTTAACTGGCGGCACTCTCCCTCGCGGATCATGCGCTCAGCTGGAATGGTGGATTGTTCAAATTGATTCATATAAAAACGCCCTCGTTCATTAAAGTTCGAGGGCATTTTCATAGGAAATATCTATTGAAATAACATATCTGTTTTATGTTTTTTTCAAAGATAAATTATCTCTCGTTTTTTTTGTTAGATATTTCTGCGTCAAATTTTTCTATAGATGAATCACTAAACAAATTTTCTACAAATGGCTTTATAGTTTGTACAATGTTTGTGGAATCAAAATCGCCTTCAGGATAAAGAGAAACCGCTAATACACCATTTGTTATCTGGTTACCAGTAGCCTTTTGCCATAGTAGCAGGTCATATAAAGCAATTGCCTGATAGCTTATAATTTTACTTCTTACCACCGCCCACGAATTTTTAATTCTATCTTCATCAAGATTTATTCCTAACTGTTTTCTCCATTGAGGTAACAATCGTTTCAAATCATTTATGATAAGATCGTCTTGCGCATCCAACCTAATAGAACAGTGAATATCACCATCAAAACAAGGAATTTTGGATATCGCATCTATATGGCTGTAGGGATTTTCCTTCCCTTCATCTATAGTCGTATTAACATTTTCGTTAATGAAACTTAGGGAAAGCAATGATATTGGTTGAAAAATCCTGCTTGCTGCTATTCTTGGGCCGTTAGCAATCTTTTTTAAATTACACTGAGGATAAGTCAATGGATACAACCCAGAGGATAATTTATCCTCAAAATAACCATCCCGTTCATATACCCCAGTCAACTCGTCATTACTCCTAACGATTATTTGTGTAATGAACATCTCATCATCTAATGTAATAAATTTATTATAATTCTCTAAATTAAACCATTTTGGCATATTGCTTTTTTTACTTATTCTCATTTTTTCACCTGCAAAATAGTTACGTTAGCATGTGCATCAGAGATGATGTCTAAACGCTCCATCCATTTATTCAGAGCATCCAACTTTTCTGGTAAATACTGACTACGGTTATAAACGGCCATAACACCACCCAATGTATGCCCCAGCAGTTGCTCAACGACATGAGGCGCGATCCCCATGTTGTTTAATGTGGTGGCGAACGTCCGGCGCAGGTCGTGAAGCGTCCACGGTTCCGAATGCCCCAGACGCTTATAGATACCCCGGCCCCACTGACTGACAGCTTCAGGCTTCTTCATACAGCCCAGCAGCAAACCTGTTTCCTTGTTTTGCTCAATCAGGTCTTTGACAAACCGGCGTAGAGCTTCGGGGATAGGTCGCAGTATCTTTTCGCCGCCTTTGCTATGTTCTTTTGGAACTGTCCAGATCCAGTCTTCTAAATCCCATTCTGAAAGCCTGGACAAGCGTAGCTCCTGAGTTCGGCATCCAAATGCCACCAGCAGATGCAGCAGCGCTGCGTAGTAAGGTTTAAACCTCAATCCGGTACTTTCTCTCCATATATCGGCTAACTCCTGTCTGGTGTGCTCTCTATCGCGCTTCTCCTGCTTTTTGCCAACGTCATCAATCGTCAGATCACTGAGTGCATTGCTCGTCGCGTATCGATGCACCCGGCAGAATTTAAGCGCCTGTTTGCACATTTGCAGGAGATAGCCAGCAGCCACAGGAGCATCAGACCTTACGCGGCTGAAACACTCCAGCCAGTGACGGGTTTCACACATGGAAAGTGGATAATCCCCAATGTACGGGTAAATATGCTTATTTAGCTGTTCAACATGCTTTTCCACATTGGCCCGCTTATGGGTCGCGTACTCTCTGATCCAGTAATCAAGAGCCTCTCTCACAGTGACGGGCTTCAACGATTCCTGAGTGGTAATCATAAGCTGGTGCTTAGGGTTTTTCCCCTCGGCAAGCCATGCGCGGCATTGCTCACGCTTCTCTCTGGCAGCTTTAATGGAGAGGTCGGGATAATTCCCCAACTTTATGCGCTGCGGGGCCGTAGCACGACCACCAACACGGTACGTAAAATACCAGGTCATTACACCTACCTTCGACACCTTAACGCTCAGGCCGTCACCATCTGCATAGAAGCTGTCGCCGGGGCTTTCCCTTCCGATCATCTTACGAAGGGATGTATCGCTTAATTTGTTCGTACCACCAGCCAT